TATACATTTTGAAGATACAAAATATCACCAAGCAAGCAATGATAGGACACCACCAGCATCAAACCGTCTTAAATTACGAATAGAGGACTTAAAAACATTTAAACCATTAACCGAAAATCAAGCAGCATTCTACAACTCATATGCAGTTGGTGAATACTTCATGATGTTATCAGGAAGCGCAGGAACAGGTAAATCGTTCATTGCATTATACAAAGCAATATGTGAATGCATGGATAAAGGAAACCCATTCAATAAAGTATTAATAGTACGGTCAGCCGTGCAAACAAGGGATGTGGGATATTTAAAAGGTAGTCTAGACGAAAAGACATCCATATATGAAATGCCATATGAACAAATATTTTATACTTTGTTTGGAAGGAAAGATGCTTATCAGAGGTTAACTGAACAGTGTCATGTTGAATTTATTACAACAACAGCGATAAGAGGAATATCCATAGATAATGCTATTATTATTGTGGACGAATGTCAATCAATGACATATCACGAGTTATCTACAGTAATAACTCGTGTTGGACATGAATCCAAAATCATATTTATTGGGGACACTAAACAAAATGATCTATTGAAGAAATCTACAGAGGTTTCGGGATTGCCACAATTTATTAAAGTTGCGGAAACTATGGATGAGTTCTGTAGAATACATTTCACACCAGATGATATAGTTAGATCCGGATTAGTCAAATCATGGATTATGGCAGAAGAAACGTATGACACTAATCACAGTAAATCTAATTAATAGAATTTAGTTTTTTTAACCTAACCGTTTCTTTATAAGTGGAGACTCTTTTTAGGGTCTCCTGCTTTTTAACTTCTTCGGATTTTGCAGAATTTGTGGCGTTTCTTTTTTGTTGACTTAGTAGTCTCTCTTCTGGTGTCCTATTCATACAACCATCAGACATCTTTTGTCTCGTTGCTTTAACTTCATCTTCCGTCTTTAATGATTTAGTTTTTTTTATTTTGTCTATTATTTTTTTAATATCTTCTTCGGATCTCATAGCATGAATATAAGCAATCTTTTTTCTAGAAGAGTCCGATCTCGATGGATATCTTCTTCCTTTACTGGTAGATACAAATTCACCAGATAATACTCGATCGTCTGATGTGCAACATCTAATATTGTTACCATCTGAACCGACATATATCGCAGTACCTTTATATTTGATTGACATGATTATGGAATGTTCTGCTTTCACTATTTCATAAGTTCTAGAAGTAATCCTTTTATCTGTTTTTGCACACATTCTAAAAAATGCTGTTGATTGTGATTTGCCATATGACTTAGATAACATCCAATGTGCTATCCAGTGTTGTCTTCTGGTTAAATGTATACTATTCCATGGATTGTTTGTTAGTGATTTATATTCGGGAAATAAATCTTTAGCTTTAGGACAAATGTGATGATTTTCTGTACACTCTTGGGAATTTTGTTGAGTGTGAATCGATTTTATAAACTTCCAATATCTATTCAAATAATGTTTGTTGTGTGGTTTGCTAATTAATATGTTATAAATATTCATGCTGATACTCCTTGAAAGTTTTAGAATAGACAGATGCTGATACATCGTGGTCTATACCTATTTATAATGAAAGAAAACTTGACATATATCCACATGTGATATACTTATCTATTTAGAGAATACTATGAAGTTTAACTATTGTCCTCCTGTTGAATTACAGGATTTGAAATCTGTTACACATCCATCTGGTAAAAGGTTTTATACTTTACCAGATGGTTCAGCAGTTCCATCGGTTACTACTGTTATTGGTGCTAAACCAAAACAAGGGATTATTGATTGGAAAAATAGAGTTGGTGAAGAAGAAGCCAATCGTGTTTGTCAAATTTCTTGTAATCGTGGCACCAATGTTCATACCTTATGTGAGAGATATTTAAACAATGAACCATTAGGTACAATGATGCCTGATGCTGTTGAAATGTTTCGTAGCATCAAACCAATTTTGAATAACATTAATGATATCTGGTACCAAGAACAGGCACTCTATTCCAAGACATTAGGTATGGCTGGACGAGTCGATTCCGTGGGTCATTATAACGGAGTACTATCTATTATAGATTTTAAAACCAGTAAACAACCAAAAAAGATTGAAGATATTGGTGATTACTTTTTACAAACAACAGCTTATGCAATAATGATTAAGGAAATGTTGAATATAAATATCAATAGTTCAGTCATTATTATGGCAGTACAGGATGATAAACCATTGGTGTTTCATGGTAAAACCAAAGAACATATGGCTGGTTTATTGGAAGCTATTAAATATTACAGGAACCAAAATGTTTAAATTATTATTATTGTTATTACTATCATCTGGTGCATTTGGTGGTCAGATTAATGATAGTTGTCCCCAGTTTACATCTAATGGTGCTCCAGAATATCAAGCACGCAAAGGTGATCAAGAACTTTGCCATCTAAACTTTGCTGTTATTCATAGATGTGATGTTAAAGCACCTGTAGCTGTATTTGAACATTTGACTATTGCTGATATGAATGGTCCAGCAAAACGCAAAGATAACTTCCATTCTGATGCACTAGTTACACCTGAATGTTCTGCGACACTTGCTGATTATGCTACTGTTGGTAAGACACATGATCGTGGTCATTTATCACCGGCCGGAAACAACAAAGAGAACCAAGAGATAATGAGTGAGAGTTTCAATCTATCCAATATGGTTGCACAGGTTGCTAATAACAATCGTGGTATCTGGAAACAGTTGGAAACATTTGAACGCCAATGGGCATCAGTTACCGGTACAGACTACTACATTATATCGGGTGGTGTTTACGATGCGGGACATTCTATGACTGGTAGAGGTTTAGGTATTCCTACACGACTATATAAGATTATTATTGAAAAGAATAGTAATACAGTTCAAGCTTGGTTGATGCCAAATGAATCATTACCAGTCAAAGATTTACCAAAGTATCAAGTACCTGTTGCTGATGTTGAAGAAGCAACACATATGAAATTTGGATTATAACTTGCCAATAAAGACCATTCGTGATATAATGGTCTTTATAAATACTTAACCAACTAAAAGGAGAAGCCTATACCAACATACATTATATCCCAAACAAAATCAAAAAGGCATTGAGTCAACTGATTAAGGGAAACATTATAACTATTTCGTTATAATGTAACTGAAAAAAGGAGAAACATATGCGAGCAAAACAATTTATGCTCCTATGCGTAGTACTGTTTGTATCTTTTAATGTACATCCAGAAGCACACAAAAAGAACATTATATCTAGAACACATACCGATATAATTACATTATCAAACATGAAGCAGATTTCATGTGTCGCTGAAACAATATATTCAGAGGCAAGAGGTGAACCATTAACTGGCCAGCTAGCTGTTGGCGCAACTATCATGAATAGATCAAAGAATATATTACACCAATCACCATGTGTCGTGGTTCACCAGCAGTATACACAAAAGCGTATACCTAAGGAAGATAAGGATGAATATCATACTCTAGCCAAAAATATATTGTTTGGTAGATTTCCAAACCCTATTAGTGATAAAGACTCGTTTGATTCATTTAAACGGCATTATCCAAAAAGACCAAAACATAGCATAAAGATAGGTAATCATTACTTTTACAAAGCTTTAGTTGAAGTGAAATTGAATGCATAAATTAAATTATTAGGAATAAAAAATGCCAAGTGAAGATGAAATTTTAACATTCTCAAGAATGATTGAGCAATTATCCAAAGATGAAAAGATAGACTTGATTGATTCTATATGCCACCATTGTGCGGAAACAGAACTTGAGTTCGAAGTTGCCTCCACACTCATATCACAATCATTAAAGGAAAAGATTAGGGAACAATCTATCGCTTTAAATCTAATACGTAAAGAATCCTGCTTGGCCATATGATGGAACAAAACAATGGTTATGATACATTCAAAATGTACATGGCCTTAAAGTTTCATTTCGGTGGTAAATACGACTTCTTTAAATATGGTGGTAAAGTAAAAACCACCAAAGATACGTTTATGAAAAGGAAAGACAGATACAGTTTCCATAGATTGTCCAGAAAATATGATATAATCGAAATGCGGGATTATATGGTGGCCAACTTTGTTAATGATAATGCTACATGGATTGGCAGTATGCTTGAATCTGAAGCTGAAGAACATTATAGAAATTGGAAGAAAACCCAACAGAGTTTAACATATATATTTGAGAATGACTTGATTACACTATTAAGTTCAGTAGATACACCTAACAAGTTGTTAGAAGTAACCCCAGGTCGTTATCCAATATTACTATCCGAAGCTATGGGTGGTTCC